ACGCTTGATGCATCGTACTGGAATACAATCGACTGGATGGGTTGATACCGGTGGTATATGTGAAATTGCTTATGATACAAAAGTTGATATTGATTTGAGGTGTGAAAATTGGCAAGATCTAAAACCTGTGGACACCACGGACATAGCGCCATTTGTTGTTGCGTCTCTTGATATTGAGTGTCATAGTTCTACTGGTAAATTTCCGGATCCGACTATTAAAGGGGATGCGTGTTTCCAAATCGCAATTTCGTTACTTCGTTTTGGTGAAGAAGAGCCATATGATAAAACATGTCTTTGTTATAAACAGACGGATTCTAATTTAGATGGATGTAATATCGTTAGTTATTCTACTGAACGTGATCTTCTTATGGGATTTACTGAATATATAAACAAATTTGACGTAGATATAATAACGGGCTGGAATATTTTTGGTTTTGATTTGGAATATTTAATGGAGCGTGGAATTATAAATAACTGTCCACTGGCATTCTATCGTATGAGTAAATTACGCGATCATACATGTACATTATCTCGCAAGAAGTTGTCATCAAGTGCTTTGGGGGATAACGAATTGAAGTTGGTACCAATGCCTGGTAGGTTTGTGTTTGATTTATTTCACGAAATTAAGCGGGAATATAAGTTAGACTCGTATAAACTTGATAACGTTTCTAAGCTCTATCTCGGGGATAATAAAATTGACATGGCACCCAAAGAAATGTTTAGACGATATGAAGAAGGTGATCCCGTTAAACTTAGGGAAGTTGCGGAATATTGTATTAAGGATACTTTACTCCCACACAGACTTATTTCTAAACTATGTACTCTGATGAATTTATTAGAGATGGCTAAAGCTACTTGGGTTCCACTTTCTTACTTAGTCGAAAGGGGGCAGCAAATCAAAGTATTTAGTCAATTAACTAAGAAGGCGAGAGAAATGGGATTCAAAGTACCTACGTACGAATATGGTCATGTAGATAATACTGGTTATGTAGGAGCTACAGTTCTCGAAGCTCAAACAGGTGCGTACTATTCTCCTATCACGGCTTTGGATTTTGAAGGATTGTATCCTAGTATTATGATGGCACATAATCTTTGTTATTCGACGTTAGTCATTGATCCCAAATATAAAAATATACCGGGAATTGAATACGAAACATTTGGAGAACATACATTTGCGCAGAATGTTCCAAGTATTTTGCCCAGTATTTTAGTAGAACTTAAGGCATTTAGAAAACAAGCAAAAAAAGATATGGCCAAATCTACCGGTGCGATGAAACAAATGTATAATGGCAAACAGTTGGCTTATAAAATCAGTATGAATTCCGTGTATGGCTTCACGGGTGCTTCTAAGGGTATACTTCCATGTGTCGCTATCGCTTCTACGACTACAATGAAAGGTAGGAGTATGATAGATGAAACTAAAGCGTACGTTGAAAAACATTATCCAGGTTCAATCGTGAGATACGGTGATACAGACTCTGTAATGGTTCAGTTCGATGTTCAAGGTAAAACTGGCAAAGAAGCTATTGAATATAGCTGGGAACTTGGAGAAAAGGCGGCGTCTGAATGTACAAAGCTCTTCAAAGCTCCGAATAACCTCGAGCTTGAAAAGGTATATTGTCCATACTTTCTCTATAGTAAAAAGCGGTACGCTGCCAAATTATGGACAAAGGCTAAAGATGGTAACATGAATATGGATTATATAGACGTTAAGGGTTTACAACTTGTGAGACGAGATAATACACCGCACGTGAGAGAAGTGTGTAAAGAATTACTCGATGTTGTATTGGATAGTAGTGACACTACCGCACCCAAAGCACTTGCTAGAAAAAGGGCCATAGAATTGCTCGAAGGAGACGTTCCAAATGAAAAACTCATACTGAGCCAATCTTTGTCCGATTCGTATAAGGTAAAAGGTGAATCCGTTTCTATATTGAGCAATGAAATGGCAAATATAAATCAAGCTCATGTTCAAGTTGTCCGAAAAATGCGAGAGAGACAACCCGGATCGGAACCCCAGTCGGGTGACAGAGTACCTTATATTTTGATAAATACAGGGGATTCTAAAGCCCGTGCATTTGAAAAATCAGAAGACCCCGCATATGCGAAGGAGCATAATTTACCTATTGATTATGCCTATTATTTCTTGAACAAATTTTTAAATCCTGTATGCGATTTACTCGAACCTCTATACGAAGATGTTAAAGATGAAATTTTTGGTGAACTACTTTTGAGAGCAAAACCTCCGAAAAAAACAAGAAAAAAAGCCGAACCTAAATCTGAGCAATTATTACTCAGTGATATATTTAAAAAAAAGGGGGCATAGTATAATATGGTTGGCATTATAGAAGATGTCGCACGTTTAATTCAAAAAGAGGCGAGTCGTATGATCGAAAGTAAAGATAAGGAGACTAAAAAAGAACTCGCTAAATATAATAAAGAATATAAGGAAGAATATAAAGAAAAATTAGCAACTGCAATAAGAGAATATAAGCAACAACATAAACGAGATTTTAATACTGAAATAGAGAATCAAAAAGAACAGATATCCGCGTTAAAACGTGAACATAAAGTAATGATTACTAAAATTCAGAGAGAAAATCATGATTACGTGTGTAATGTGACTGAAAAGGTTTCGAATTTATATGGTATTCCTATTAAAAAAGTGAGACGTGATTTGTCACCGGATAATGATACATTTTGTATGGGTATAAAGAAAAATGGAAAATTGTGTACAAATAAAGCCGTCATAGATGGATATTGTTGTTTACATGTAGATGAAAACAGACCAGGTACACCTGTGATAGTTCCAAATGGAGTTATAAGACATAATCACCCATTCCCTTCGGGGTTTGTAGAAGGGTGTCCGGCATGTGAGGAAGAAAAAAACAATCGAATGAATTTAGAGAAATACACTCATAATATATTATGAACAAATCAGATATTCTACTATCATCTATAAATACATTTTACGCAATACCAGAGAATAGAGCTACGTTAATTGAACTTTTAAATAAAAGTAGTGGTATTTCACTTAGAAATTTGGAATGGTTTATTACGAATTACTCTAAGAAGAATAATCTATCTTATAAAACCACCGACGGGAGAATTTTTAGTGTTCATTGCGCATACAAGTCAAGTTTGGATGGATATAGTAAAAAATTGTTTGATCCATTTTGTCGTGCCGAGAAAATTTCGTATAGAATACCCGATACATCACATGAAATTCATACTACTGTTGCACAGTTAAACTTCATCCGATGGTGTATAAAAAATAAGATTGTTGATTATATTCGTTCACATCATGATATTTTATTTAATAAGCAAGTCTCATGAACCCATTTTCAAAAACAAATGTTTGATATCCAAGATAATACAAATGTAACGTGTATACATCTGTTAGATTGGGTTTTAACTGTATTTCTAATAAAGTACGATCAGAATTCAACTTAGAAAAATCTAAGCTTCCCGATGGTTCCACGTTAACCGGATTCATCGAGAACGCATACGTATATATATTTCTTATAGGTCTAGATAGTCGCGTATTATACGGGACTATATATTTAAAATAGTTGTGGTCTGGTCTTGGTATATTTGGTAAATCCTGACCATTAACATAAATCTTAGCAGACTCTAACGGTGCCTCAAAGAACGAATTTTCTACGGATTGTGTAGATGCCGTAGAAAAGTTATAACGATTAGAGAATTTTCTTTCATTTGCGTGTATATCTGGTAATGGAGATGTACTACCATGCTCTGACACGTCTTCGTAATCGACTTTTCGTAAAAACCAGTTTAATGTTTTTACCGGGATATTAGGTACTAATTGTAATTTAATAGAATTTTCTCCTATAGTGGTTTGTTCTGTAGGATGTTTTTTAACTATATCCGTTATGAAAATTTGTTTTTTTGTCATTAAAAATGTACGCTCTTCCGGTGATATAACATGTTCTTCCGTTATTATATCAAACGTGTTTAATGATATTTTAGTACGACTATCAGTACCATGATTAGTAAAAAATGTTTGGGGTCTGAATTTTATTTCGAATTCTATTTTTTGTTTATAAATTGCGCATGTAGGGAAATATGGTCTATTGGGGTTATTGGAATCGTATTCACCATTTTCATATTTTCGAGAGAAGAATAAAGGTATGGGTATCATTAATTCCGATGGATGTCTTGATAATACGGAATCGTTTTTATGAGAATCGTTATCAGCTTGATTTCTATTTATCATGTATCTTTTTGCTCGCTTTTCCGATGCATCTAAATACAGTTCATCGTATATAATTCCCCAGTCATCATAATATTTATCTACTTCTATTTCGTCAACACGCATCGAAACAGTTTCTATTATATGTCTTCCTACTTGATCAGCTATGTTCGAGTTTGAGTCTACACTAGGAAGTTTTAAATGTATATACATATTTGATAATAAGTCTCCCATGTTTTGTGGATTAAATTTTACTTTTATACTCTCACCAAATGGCCATGATTCGGACCCTGTCGATGGTTTTGACACTGTAACACTCTTATGAAATTTTCTAAAATGAGAATGTCTTTTTACGTCATATGTAAATAAAGAATGTTCGGGTTCGTTATTAATAAGATATGTATCCTGTTGACCTATGCTATTGAGAGTTAATACGGCACCTTCATTAGGTCCCTGTAACTCCATACCTATCTATTGTTTACAATTTTTTAATATCAGTTTCCCACATTTCAAAGTAACCGGTAGCTTCGATTAAGTGAAGTTCTTCTCTGAGTTTATTCCATTCATCGAATAAGGATTTTACTCTTTCTTCGGTGTAGTCAATTGTTTTGATGTGTAAAAGGTAATCGTACGAATTGTCAACCATCGGAAACAATCGACCGATCTCATTTTCTAGATCTTGTTTTTTCCGTTTAAATACAACTATCTCGCCATCGATTACCATTTTAACAAATCGTGCTCGGTGAGAACATATTTCTGCCTTCTTTCGAGTTATATCGATGAGATGAGCCTTACGTTTCTTGTAATACTCCATACGAAGTTTAATGAAATCAATCAAAATGTGACCCGGTGAGTTATATTTACATATACCTTTCGTTGGATGAAATAGATGCATATTTGAGCATCTGATAGTTTTTTGTAATTTGAGATCCTTTACAAGATCTTTACCACTGTAATCTTGAATCACAAAGTCGATATTTTCAGTTGTACTGTTGTTCGTGAAACCACTGATAATCTTCTTCTCGACAAGAGAATCCAAATATTCCTTGTAATCTTGTGTCCATCTACCCGGTGGAAGTTCGGATACCTTAATCGTCTTTCCGATACACGTCCATACACCTTGAGCTACCCATGATTCGTCATCTTCTTCAATAATTTTACCCTTGAAACCACGAAACCATGGTTTCATATTGATCATATTTTCTCCCCGCGTGAATCTGAGAATGTTTTGTTTTATATCTTCTGGATTAAATGAGGGTACGTATGACGAAAAACCTGTACCTATACCCTCCGTTCCATTTACAAGCACCATAGGTAAAACGGGCATATAGTGCTCAGGTTCAATCATTCTCCCATCATCATCCAAATACGTGAGAACCGCATCATCCTTCGGATCGAATAATTTTCGAGCCTCAGATGTTAGTCGCGTGAAAATATACCTCGTCTGAGACGCGTCTTTACCGCCCATGAGCCTCGTTCCGAACTGACCACAAGGTTCGAGGAGATTAATGTTATTCGAACCGGTATAGTCATTCGCTAACTTTACGATGGTCTCGGCCAGGGATACCTCACCGTGATGATAAGCAGATTTCTCAGCCACAAAAGCAGCCAGTTGTGCGACCTTCATCTCCGAAGTGAGATTCTTCTGGAAACAGGAATACATAACTTTTCTTTGAGATGGTTTGAGTCCGTCACAGACGTGCCCAATTGATCGCTTCAAATCGGCCAATGAAAAGTTCACAAGATCTTTACGAATAAATTCTGAGATACCCAACTGCTTAATGTTACCATAGGGTACTTCGAGTTGATTCGCTTCTTTCGAGGTGCTTTCGAGAAGCCAGGTCTTTCGTGCGTCGGCCTTCTTTTTGTCGAAGGCGAGAACAACTGATTCATCAGTCATGACATCCACATCAAATTTGACCGTGAGTGTTTCGATCATCTTAAAATACTCTCGAGCTTCAGCGCTTGTAGACGTACCCAGACCCTTATAGTACTTGATTTTCCATCCAGTTTGACCATCTCCATACCATGTACGGAACGCAGAATCTGTATAGAAGGATTTAGTCTGGGAACCTTTCGTCGCTTTAATGATAGGAGTCACCATAGAAACGACGAATCCGAGATCGAGAAGAGATGGCCAAAATGCGTGAATCATATTAATAATCAAACCTTTAATATGACTACCGTCGTTATCGGCATCGGTCATGATCATAAGACGCCCGTATCGAAGTTCGGAAACGTCTGTGTACTCCTTACCCTGTTGAAGCCCGAGTATCTTCTTGAGATCGGAAAACTCCTGGTTCGAACTCAACTGTGCGACAGAAGCATCGCGCACGTTTTTGCATTTTCCGCGTAGAGGAAATACTCCGTAATAATCCCTTCCCACCACAGAAAGACCGGCGACAGCAAGAGTCTTTGCCGAATCACCCTCAGTGACAATGAGTGTACATTTTCCAGATTGAGATGTGCCCGCCTTGTTGGCATCGTCGAGCTTTGGAATTCCATTGATTTTACTCTTGCGAGCTCCGCCATCGGTTTTAGCCAATTCTTTCATCTCTTTGAACTTCGAAAGAGCTGTGAGTTCATCAGAAACGCCCGTTTTCAAAACATTCTTGATAAAAGTTTTAGGCATCTCGAATTTAGATCCAAAATCCTGAGACTTGAGCGTACACTCAGATTTTACCTGACTTGAGAAGGTTGGGTTCTCAAGGGTCGCTTTTACGAAGATATGAAAGGTGGCCTTAACCTGTTGAGGTTTGAGTTTGATTTTTTTCGACATTTCTTCGATTATACCAGTAGCAGCCAATGAGGCGGCGTGGTCAACGTGTGTACCACCTTTTGTCGTACAGATTCCATTAACGAATGACACTTGTTGCATTCCTCCATCTTCGGAGGGACCAATACACACAGACCAGCGATCTGTGGTGGCGCAGTGTACTTTATCTACACCTTCGTGCATTTTTGCATATGCCTCAAAGCTTTGTTTGGGAAGAGTTTCACCATTGAACTTCACTTTACAATTAGGAGTGGTGCAGATATTGGCATCCCAAACACGTTTTTCAAAGATTTTGTAGATGTCTGTATCCATATGAGTCATACCAAAGCGTTTCCAATCGGGAACAAACGTAATAGATACAGATGACGTGGCACCTGAATGTTTTTTGATTTTTGGAGGTTCACACACGGACATATTATCCGACCATTTTTGTGTATACGTTTGTTTCGTTTCGTGGTCTTTGATCACGATTGAAAAATTGCTCGAATAAATATTGGTCAGCTTGGCTCCATATCCATTACGGCCACCCACGATCCGCTTTTGATTGTCATCATAGTTAGTACTCGTGAGAAGGTGTCCGAAAACGAGTTCAGGGTTCCAAATTTCTTCTTTTTCGTGCATTTTAACAGATATTCCACCCAGTGGTCCATTATTTTCAATGGTAACTGCACCAGTCTCTTTGTCAAGAGAAACGGAGATGGCTGTTACATTCTTGGGGTGAAGACTATTCCGATCAATCGCATTTACGAGGATCTCGTCAAATATTTTCAAGAGAGCTGGGGAATACTTGAGGTTTTTCTTCTCAAACTTCGAGTTGTTACTGTTGAGAATCCAATAAGACTCTGTACTCGGATCTACTGGACCGACATACGAGTCGGGTCTCTTAAGAACATGTGCAGTGTGGCTGAGCTTTTGAACACTCTCTTCCATTTTCTTAATTTTATTACAAGTCAAATCTCTAACTTAGGTTTATTACGAATATACGACGTTAAATGAAGTCATCAGTATGTTACACCCTTGCCAACCAGCTCGTCGTGCGGATGGTTTGAGAGGTTTACAAGGAATCACATGGTCTTCAGTGATTTTATGCGCGGGAACGTGTAGGATCCCGGTTAAACTGTCCGCAACTCCATCTTTTTTTTGATAAAACACACAAATGAAATCACATACACGGCTTCGAACACTATTCAATCGCGTTTTATACGCACTTCCATTTGTTATGAATTGCCCCTTATGAATACAGTCTTTGAGTGCATTTGGACTTTTAGCTTCACCTTTAGTCTGATACTTTTTGCCACACCCCACACATATGTGATCAAGGCATTTTGTTCCCGGTCGTTCTTTTGAAATTCGAGATCCACAATCAAGACACCGGAAGTGTTCATAAATGAAATCCTCCGAGAGTTCGCCGTTAATCTTACTCTTGCTCTTATACTTGGACATGTAATGTGAGCGATTTTCACGTATGACACTTTCGAAGCATTCAAATAAATTTTTGTCATCCGTTGACTCTTCGTTCTCCGTCAAGGCCATGTCGTTCTCGAGCTGCTCTTTAATTTCTGCGAGAGTCATGTTCTCTTCGACCCACTCTTTAAGCTCCGCGAGGGTGATGTCGTCATCATCACGAGTCGTCTGGCTAACGAAGTTGTCGAATAGTTCACGCGCCTCATGCGTGTATTCGTCGAATCCGGCTTCTTTCATAAGAAAGAAGTACTTATTCATGGATTGTATATAATCGTCCATTCTTGAATAGTTAAAAAGTGTAATTTTGATCTAGGTAGATCAGCCAAATATGATTTTTTGTTAACAAATGCATTCTCACTTAGGTTCTATTTTACGGTGCATTTTGACAATAATGTCCACTCACGGTTACGGCAGACTTGAAGATATTCTTGGGTTCGGAATGATATACACAATACCATGCACCGCACATCTGACACCGCTTTTTCGGTCCATTTCCGTTATCACTACAATTATTTTTGTACTGATTCGACGTTCCACATCGAATGTTTTTATTATTTATTTCTTGTTCTAATCTTTCGAGTTCTTTTTTTCGTTCTAGTATTTTTTCGATTTCTTTTTCACTTGGCTGTAAGAATCTTACTAGGTCGAGAACTTGAAAGTTTCGCAATTCGTCGGTGTAACTCGCGTGCAAATCTTCAAAGAAATAACGTATCGCAATTTTACCACCATATCCACATGTAACGTAAGCAGTACCACCGGCCGAAATGCGTCCTTCTTCTGGATTGAGACACTCGGCCTGTATAATTTCCAAAGCTGTCCTGCCCTCAAAAATCCCTGCACCAATAGCAGTATCTATTTTACCCACCGAAGCTCCTTTATAAATGTACGCTTCATATTTCACAATAAAGTTACTCTCATTTCTTAACATAACTTTATTACGAGACGGTTTTGTAAGACAGCAAAAATAGTTTGGTATTGATGATAACATTTTCTTTTTTAACGTTTAAGAATATTTTATATTATAGGTGGAATGGAAGGAAGGGTGAGGTGCTATTTATCGACGGGTTTTTCATTGTTAATTAAGTGATGATAATAGATTATTCAATTCTTAATATCTAATCCATTTCTCATAGCTCTCCTTAATAGACCATCAAACCAAAACATAATTTCATCTTTAGTTTTTGATTTTGATTTTTGAACTATCGACGTTTTTAAACCAAGTTCTCGTTTTTTTAAAGATTTTATATCGATCTTTGGTTTATTTAAAAAACACGAATAACATACGGGTTTAACAGTGAGTCCTTTTACAAATGAATAATATTTAGCATTATTGTACGTAAATAAAGGGCGTATGTGTTTGTAGTATTTTATAAAGGCTTTATTATCTTTGTCTCTCGTGCGTATTTTTGGGTCAAGAGGGCAATCGCATACATAACACTGATAATACCAGCACATACGCATTTTTATGATATTGGAATATCATTTTTAACTTTGATTAATCAAATTTTGAACTTAAGTCACTTCGTGTTTTGAATATTTTCAATTATCCAGTTGAGAAATATGCAGTGTGAAACATTGCAAACTGCAATGAAGATACTTAACAAATCAAAACCGGATGTTGATTGCGAGAAATTGGCTCGGGGTATCAATAAGATGAAGCAATCTTATAAAACGTACGAAAGTAAGAAGCAGTCGCGATCGATAATTATACTGGAAGATATTCCGGTACCGCAAAGAGAACAAAAGCATGTTGACAAAACGTGTCAGGCGTTAACACTTAAGGGTGTGAAATGTTCATTTAAAGCTGTTAACGGCTGTTATTGTAAAAAACATTCTATTAACGAAAATAATAACGTATTAGGAAAATCTCTTAAGGGTATTTAATATTATTTTATAGATATATACTAAAACAATGGACCAGGAAACGCTAAAACCGGTCTTCATTTCAATGATAGTTTATTTAGTTGTTGCAAAAATGCTACCGGAGATGATAAAAAAACCAACTGGGATTGGTTTTATAGATGACATAAATATGATGCTTATTGCTCAGAAGGGATCTCTAACAACCGGTGCCATCTTTACTGGTATTGTCGGGCTCATCACCGTATATATAGAGAGAGAATTCTTTTAA